TTTTAGTAGCGTGCTTTAGAATATTTTGTTTTTCATCTTCAGATGGAATATGCATTACTTGCCAAGAAGGTAGCCAAAGCGCTTCTTTAACTTTGAAATGTTTGGAGATCAAACATTCCGGATTACTCCAATCAATCCCAGGTTCTGGCTTTATTTCTCCTATTGGCATCGTTATAGATACTTCGTTTTGGCCCTGCGCTTTATTGGCTAAAAAACTAACAGCTAACTTTCCTAAAATTTCCCAAATAGATGCCATAATGCCTCCAATGATATAATAAAGATTGACCTATACACCATACACATAACCTAAACTTTTAACCTCAAATCTCAAACCACCTATACGCCATACACATTACCTAAAACGCAAAACTGATCGCGAAACAAATACTAAAATTCCTATACGCCATACACATTTTGGCAAAGAGATTTGATATCCCTTTTCGTTTAATTCTTGGGACATAGGTTGGTGAGAATAAAGATCAAAAAGTGTTTTGCGTTGTTCAATGCACAAATTGTAAATATTCCTGCACAATCTAATCCAATTATCAAGGATTAGTTCTTGAGTTTCGGATGGATACATTCTATATTTATAGGTCTTAACAATCATATTATCTTCCATGTTCTCTCCATCGTATTATCCTACGATATAATAAACCCTCCTAGAAGTCAACAATTTAATTATGATATAAATATAACCAGTGTATATGGCGTATAGGGGAGATAGAAATGAAACTTGGTATTGTTTTTGGTTTAGATACCAATGTAAAATATATCGATTGGCCAAAGTCTTTGCATGACTTTCCCAAACTTCTACTGTATAGTGGTAGGAAGTGGGAATGGTTCATGTATAAAGACGGTCCTAATGGCATTGTGGAGCTTAACTTTACCGAAATACCTAAATATGACCCTAATTATTATGTGGACGACATAGAATGCTTTGAGGATATGTTTGGATTTAGTAAGTCGACTTGTGAATGCGGAGCTATATGGTCCTCCTTTTCTTGGGATCACATGCGCTTTTGTAAACTTTGGAAACCTTGGTAAATGGACTATAAAGAGCTTTACAAAGACTTGGCATGGACACTGAGCGGTATGGGTATTTCAGTGTGTGACTACGATTATTTAGGATATTGTGGTCAAACCAAGAAAATAGAAGCATTCATAGTTATCAAGCCTTCTCTAAGTTATAAAGAGAAGTTTTTTACTTTAGCCCATGAGGCAGGACACCTATTTTATATGAAAAAAGGCAATATATTTAATTTGTCAAAAAAATCAAGATCCGAAGATGAAGCCAATTGGTTTGCTATCCAATATCTAAGATTAAAAGAGATTAATAGCAACGAATATTGGCATTTTTATAATAAAGCTAAAGATAGGAACTCTACTAGAAGAAAGTCCTGGTTTGAAATAGGAAGGTGAATATGGACAAAGATGCTAAAATACTAGAACTAGAAGCCGAACTATCCGCTGCTGATGCTGTCATTAAGGGAGCACCATGGTATAAAGATATTGAGATTTTGCAAGAAGAAAAGAAAAAGCTAATAGATAGAATAAAAAAACTAGAAGCTGCTGCTAGGGCTCTACGAAATGCTCAAAAGGCCTATATGGCTAACCGTGGAAATCAAGAATTCGGTAAACAAGTAGCTGTTAAAGCTAAAGAATTAGATTTAGTGTTGGAAAGTGAATAAATGGAAAGTTTAACGCCTCTTCTTTTTATTTTTGCTACGGTTGCTGTATTAGCCATTGTGGCCAATAGAGAGCAGAAAAAGACAGAGCCGGTTTCAACAGAAAAACGTTGCGCTCCCCATAAATGGCAATGGGTTGATCAGCCAGGAATCGAAGGTGCCGTTTTTATCAGGTGTGATTGGTGTGGTATGATACCTAGTGCGGAGAATAGAGATTAATCCGCTTTGCGCTGTTCTGCTAATGCGTCATGTCCAATAGCGACGAATGTGATTTTACCAGAACCATCAAATCCCCAGTCAGAAGGTAATTGGCTAGGTAAACATCTGCAGAAAGGATGTAAACCCAAAATACTCGGAACTGTATCTCCACGTTTAAAATAACCAGCCGATAATTCTGACAAGCGCCAAAGTCTTGGGGTTACTTTATCTGGCATTAAAAACAATTCTACACAGTACTTACAAGTTGAATTATCCCTAATAACGCTAAAATAAACAACGGGATCTTTTTCACCTTCTAAGCTGGCATTCCTTGAAATTTCCATCACAGACCCAAGATTTCTGGCCTTGGTAGATTCAGATGCAGCAATAGTTTCAAGTCCAGACCTTGCCTTACCAAGCTCGTCCTCTAGGATCTTATTGATTTCTTCTTGCGGTATCCTATCCTTATCAATCCTTGCTTCTCTAGCTAACCCTTCAATTCTCTGGACTATATTATTTGAGGTTTTATTTTTGAGAACATCCAGATAAGCATAGGCTCCTTCTAAGATACCTTTCAAAACGTCCTGTTCTATATGATTGAGCCATCTGTTGTTCATGGCTTGTAAAAAAAGATTGGCAAGTCCTGAGCCTTGTTCAAACCCAATCAATACATGTTTCTTTTGTTGGAGTTTAGGAATAGAACCAATTAATCGCAAAGCAGCTTTGTCAAAAAGATCAGCTACTACTTTGTTTATTTGTTCTTTAGCATTAGAATGAAGCCCTTGCATGGGTTCAGTCTTTCTTGGTTAATCCTTGGATATTTAGAATTGAACCAATGTCACCAGCGGCCTTTGATTCATCTTTCTCCCATTTGGCAAAAACATTTCCTAGTATTTCTTGTTGTAATGAGAGTGCTTTCTTAGCCGGTTCTTTGAGATTTGATTCTAGTTTCTTAGTGAACTTGATAGGCTGGAAAGACTTCTTAAGCTTTGTATTTTTAATGCTTTCCATGGACTTGGTGAGATTAATTTGAATTTGTAAAGATTTGATATCGTTTAGAGTCTTTTTCAATTCTTGAAGTTCAAAAGGAGAAGCATCAGATTTAGAAATCATGCTTTCTAGCTTTTCAATATGTTGGCCTAGTTCATCCTCTCCATTGGGATTTTGAGATACGGGTTGTCCTTCGGCTTGCGACTGCTCTCCTGGCTGTTCGGCTTCGCCTTCTTGTCCCGGTTGACCGATACCTGCTGCCATTGCATCGGCTTGCTGTTTCTCTTGTTGGGCTTGTTCTGTTTGAGAATCTACCATACCGTGCTGATAACCATCTTGCCAGGCGCTATCTATGGCGGACATAAAACGAGCTTTAAGTTCCATGTATTTCTGTTTGTAGTCAATTGGTCCAGCCATAATTATACCTCTGTTCCATCATCCTGTAACATATCTTCAATTTCCATCTTAAGAAATTCCATGCCATGCGGTTTTGGAGCTGCCAGGGCTCTCAACGCGTTTGGATTAATTTGCATCATAAGCTGCACCCACTGTAAATAGAACGGATCGCGTTTGAATTTTAATAGTGGATTTATTAAAGAACCCGGATCGCCAAAGAATCTCGCTCTGACATCAGAGACATCCATATAGAAGTCTAAAACTTGCCTATAGCGTTCGTTAAATGGAACTTCTCCACCAAACGCCTTACCAGGACCTTCTTGATCTACTTCTTTTAGAATGCTATCATATGTATGGAAAAGCGCTGAATCTTGCTGTAGACGGGCGCTTTCCTGGTCTCTTGATTGAGCATCAAGGCCCATCAGTTTTGCTTCTACTAGTTGAGAAAGCTCTGGATCTATAATTGGAATTAAACGATGGTTTAAGAAAGTCTGCCAACCAATAATTAGCGGGCGAAGTCCAGAATCGCGAGAAGCTTCTAGTTTATATTCATTAGAACTTTCAGAAAGAGTCTGGCCCGTACTTGCTTTTGAAAGGTGTCCATAACCTGGAATTTCATCAGGAGACATACCAAATGCAGCCAGAATATTTCTAGCAATCTGGTCATATGTATAGCTAAATTCGCCATTTTCTAGTTTATCTTGAGTCGCAGTCCACTCCACGTCATCATCTTTTGCAATACCAAAGATAGGGGTTCTGAAAGCATTACTAACAGAATTGATGGATGCATTGAATTGCATTTTGATTGCATCTAGCATTTGTTGGTCAACTTCGTCGCTCTTAATGACAAGCATTCCCTTAGCTGACTTACCATTGGCAAAATAAGTCTTCCAAAAAGACTCGATTGAGATATGAGTTGTGATGCAGTTAACACAAGTGTCTAATGGCGAAACAGGATAACCATTATGTTCTATGTCTGTGGAAGGGAATAGATTATATACAAGCATTTCGTTGTGGGTAAATGCTTGTCTTGGCTGCATTTCAATAACTTGTAACCACGCATATTGATCTTCTCGAAGTTTTCGAATATCAATATTGAAATGAGTCCCGTCCATTGCCTCTAGAGCTTTTAATGCTAGTTCCCGTAGATTAGATCCTACTTGTTCGCCACGACGAACAGCTCTAAAGATGGTAGCAACATCTACTGGTCTAAAACGATGAAAGGGGAAGTTTCCATCTTCATCCGGCTCACCGGAACGATCGTAAATAATTTCTGTGGCGTGTGATCCAAAACTAAGGCCATTGATGGTTTGGATATTCAAAAAATCTCCAAGGGTCATTTGGTCCTGTTGTTCTAGACCTTCGGTGTGGCCGCAATTTAAAAGTAACTTTTCAAGCCTTTTAATTCTAACAACTACTTTTTCATATTGTTCAGGCGTTAGTAGATCTAGGAATTCAGGTTTAATTTCTAATTCTAAACCGAGATCAAAACGGTCTTTTCGCAATCTTCCATACATACGCATCATATTACCACGAGTGCGTAGGATTGCAGCGATCAGATGGTCAGTGGTACGGATCATCTTGATTAATTCAGGAGGAAGTAAACGAGTACGTGCCTTAAATAAACCAAGAAAATTGGATTGAGGTGATGGTAGTTCTGAAAATGCTAGGGATGGAGCTTTTTTCTTAGCTGCAGAACCCGACATTGCCTTTATAGCTTCTGCTAATGGACCTTCGCCTTTGGCTAAATCGCTACCAGGAATAACAACTTGGCTTAAAGCTTTTTCTAGAGAAGCAAGTCCATGCTCCTTGACACCTTCTTCTGCGGCATCACCGAATGTAAGGGCTACTTTCTTTTTGTCTTTTTCGTCCATATTAAGCAGCTTTTTCAAATTCCGAAGTTATAAATTTTAAACACATGTCAATACAAGACTGTTTATTGGCGATCCAATCCTCTTCTTTTACATGAAGAATTTGTATACCTTTGGATAGAAAATATTCATCCTTAAGTCTTGAATAATTTTCTAAATCTTCTTTTTGTAATTTTTCAAAAGTCCATTTCATAAATATTATTATATCATCTAATTATACTAAAGTAAGTAAATTTATTCGGCTGATAGCAGAGTGATGTTAGCTTGATTAATTGAATTATTGATAACTGATAAGCTATAAATATTAGAATTTAGCAAGAACATACCAGGAAATGGTACTCCATTGCTAACTACAGGAACTACGATGGGCCCAGAAACTGCACCATTTAATAAAAGTTCTACTGGCTGGTCACTTTCCAAATAAACCATGGTTTTGTTCATGGTGTAAACGGTAACTTCTGTATTAATTGGACCTTCTGATGGCAGAGACCCTGCATAGGAAAATTGCAGCCAGTAGTCTGTTACCAAAGTTACTTGGTATGAATTACGGCTTACAGGACTAAAACCGCCCGTAATAGCCAGCGTATCACCGATTTGGACACCGGCAGCGCTAAAAATACGAACTTGATTAGCAAATCCAGAGCCGAGTGTTATGGGACCTTCTACAATACCAGTAGGATTGACTACAGAAAAGCTATTTGAAGTAACAGAAATAATCTGCCAGATGCCAGTTAGCCCTTGGTTTTGTAGATTAAAATTGCTGCCAATTAATACATCATCGCCTGGCTGAACAGAGGCAAGAGAAGGCAAGGTACCTCCGGTAAAGGTATAGGTCAGAATCGGGCCATTTATTGAAGTCGTAACTTGTGAGGTAGCATCGGTGCCAATAACCCTAAGAGTTCTGAAAGCAGGTGCTGTACCGGAATTATAAGTAAGCTGGTAAATATTGGTCTGTAGAGGTGCTAAAGCAATGGAATAATTAGTTGTATTGTCTTGTGAAAGAGTGCGAACACCGCTAAATAGGCTTTGGGTCTGTCCTGGAGCTATCTGGAATGTTTCAGACAAGGCTGAAGATATTGATTCATTAGTTAATTCACGAGTCCAACGAAAATTGGATTGCTTTGGAGCATTTGAAGAAGAGGGGCAAGAACCGCTATTGACATCATAAGCTTGTAAAAATACTAAACTTTTTAATACGCCCATTTATAGCTCCCTAATAAGGTAAAGATTGATATTTTTGCAAAAAGGTAATATAAGTTACTGATATTACATAGTAAAATTGAATCCACCCTTCTTCTTTGTAGTGCTAATCATAACACTAGTGCCAGCACATCTTTTTTGAATTTCCATGCGCATTTGTTCATTCACCGTGTGATTTTTACCATTTTGCATACCTGTTTTACCCGGATCATCAGTGTACTCAACGGCCGGTTTATAAGTTCCCTTGACGGACCACATATTCTGACCGATATATCTTAAGGCATCACAAATGTCGGCTATTACAGGTTCATCGTCAGGGTTTGGTGTTACGTTCCCTTGCGCATCCAATTGATACCTATGCTTGGGTATAGATTTTATAGTTTTTTCATTGCTTTCATTTAGAAGTATTTTAAGAGTTCTTTTGTTTACAGAGTTAACAATTTTTGATTTAACAGCTGAAATACCTGCAAGAACATCTTTTTTAAAATCAGGAGAGCGCATGCCATTTTTATTCATTGCTTTCATGAAGTCAGGTCTTGAGGTATCGCACCACCACTTTACAGGGTTATATTTGTCTCTGTAGGTCTTTGTAGTGTCAATAATATCGTCCACATCTAACTCCGAACAGCTATAGGTTTCCATTAACCACCAATCACCGTTGGGTATTTTTGCCACTATCAATATAACAAACGGATGGTTAAAACCCCAATCTACACCGGCATAAAATTCTATGCCAGCGTTTTGCATAGCATAAAGTAACGTAGCATCACTGACACTAGAATACCTTGTAGGACCACCAGTTATAATTTCATAAGCTTCTTTATTTGTGATAGCGTTCAGTATTTTATTGAATTTGGGATAAACTAGCCCCTCACTACCAGGTCTACGACACAGAAGCTGAGATTCAGCCATATCTGGGTCATTTTCTTTGAATTTTTGTATTACAGAGGAAATAGGTTTATAAAAACCACCTGTGGCATGATCGGGTTTATCGGCCAATTTTGTCTTGCACAATGGAAGTATGGGGCACTTTATACACCCTAAGTGTGCTTTTTCAACCAACTCTAATTTTTGCTTTTCTAAATCTGGTAATAAGGAGTACTCCTCAGTAGTGTATTTTTTTAATGGTAGATTATTATCTACCCACATATCCTGCTTAGGTCCATCTGGTAAATGCCTATCTTTTGGACATTTTTCAGCCAAGTCAATAAGATTCCATTTAAGAACCTTATAATTAGTGTCATCAGCTTTTTCTAGGGCTTCTGCAACGTTGCCAAATGAGTACTTGTATGAGCTTACAAAGACTTGCATTCCATGAATGCCTTTAGAAAAACCGGTAATATTTTTACCTTCTTTTAGAGCAGCTTTGTCAGCAAGATCAAGTTCGTCAAGGAATAATACGTTTGAATGAAGTCCATTCATCCCCTTAGTAGAACAAATAACTACTTTAATATAGGGCGTTTTTCTCTGTGGGGTTTTATATTTGATGACCCGTTTATTTGAAGAATGAGGTATCCAACCAGCTGCGTCTAATAAGGGTCCAATTTTAAGAAGAAACCCTTCGATATAACCTAGAGCAATAGCTGATTGAGATTCAATTGCCGCAGCATGTCCTACTTCTAATTGGAAATGTATGAGTAAGAGAAGCTCTAGAATCGTAACAATAATAGTTTTAAGACCTTCGCGGCAACTAACCACGATGGCACCGGGTCTTTCATTGCCCAAATTATATTTA